CTCGCCTTTGCCGAATCCCCCTTCAAATATGCCAACGCTCGGTGAAAAAAATCTATATACCCCTTGAAATGTCTGTAGAGAATACCTATATATAATACAACGATGCCATTAAGGGTCGTTGTATAATCTTGCTTTTATAAGGAGAACTATTATGGTTAGCACAAAGCATTTGTCACTTTTTGACAACTTCAATCAACTCACCCCATATGCCGTAGGTTTTGAAAGACACTTTAATCGTCTAAACGATTATGCTCGTCATCAACAACAATCTACAGGTTTCCCCCCATACAACATTCGTAAGACTGATGATTTTATTCATGTTATTGAAATGGCTCTTGCTGGTTTCAGTAAAGATGATGTTGAAGTGGAAATCGCAGATGGAGTACTTACTGTTCGTTCTATTAAAGAGAATGATGAAGACGATGGCGCAGTACATCGTGGAATCTCTTATAGGAAGTTCAATCGTAAGTTTACTCTTGCTGACGATATTGTAGTCAATGATGCTACATTAGAGAATGGACTTCTATCAATCACTCTAGAACAAATTGTTCCAGAGGAAAAGAAGCCGAGACTTATCGAAGTCAAATAAAAAATTGAAAAGGGGGTTGACAAAACCCTCTTTTCATGTCATAATGTATTTAATAATTTGAAGGAGTATTATATTATGGGATTAAAAGCATATGATGTGCCTGCAGGCGGTCTTGTAGATGGTGCAGTTATGACACCATCAAATGATATAAATTTTGTTTGGACATACAATCAAGAAGAACTTGATAAAACTGAACCTACTGAAAAGGATATTGCTAATATTAAAAAAGCAAGTCCAGAACTTTCAGAAGAAGAAGTCTTAGTTGAAGCAAAACAAAAAAGATATCGAAAAACTAAAACTCAAGAAATGAAAAAAGAATATGCTGAGTATGAATCTGAGGGCAGATTAAACGAAGTACCAGATACTAATATGTTTAGTCCAAAGTTTCAACCAGAACCAGTATATCCTGGCACAGAAAATCAGGGTGGTTTACCTATTATCATGCGTCCACAAGCTGCGGTTCATATGATGAAGGTTGAGATTCCTCTACCAGTTATTGATGAAATCAATTCATATGTTGATGATAATAATGGTGAAGATTTTTCTGAAAAACTAGTTGGTCAAATCAATCGTAATGTAAAATCATCACAAGTTAATTTTTCCACAGAAAGTGATGTGGGTGAAGCGGTTTCTAGTATACTAGAAAAACTTGCTGTGACCTATATGAAAAATGTAACTCAAAATGACTATGATGCAAAAATCAGTGACGCATGGACTGTTCATAGTTACGAGGGTGACTACAATCCTTTGCATGACCACGGTAGTGAAACACCAATTGGTCTGTCATGTATTATGTATCTGAAAGTACCAGACCAGATTGCAGCACTTCCAAATCCATATGAAGATTTTGAAGGACTAAATGGTGCAACTGGTGCTGTTGATGGTTTCACATATTTCACTTGGGGTAATCATGGTATGCGAGATGTAAATATGTTGCGACCAGCCACAGAAGAATATGTAAAACCAGAAGTAGGAACTTTGATTATGTTCCCATCTTGGTTACGTCATTCAGTAAATCCATTCTTTGGTGAAGGTGAACGCAGAACATTTTCTGCAAATATTAATATTATGGAACAGAAGGATTAAATATTGAACTACAAATATAATGAAGATAAAACCTTAGATGAACTAAGGAAATACATTGACTCCACTTATGATGCACACTATAGCAAGGACAAGTTTCAAGCTACAGAGTTTATCATAGATGGTGGTCATGGTGAAGGTTTCTGTATTGGTAACATACTCAAGTATGCACAAAGATATGGAAAGAAGAATGGTAAGAACAGAAATGACTTGCTAAAAGTGATACACTATGGTATAATAGCACTTTATATTAATGATTTGGAGAATCTAGATAATGAAACTGAGTAACCACACAACTTCTGTATTGAAGAACTTTTCGACTATTAATCAAAATCTTGTGATTAAAGAAGGAAACACAATCTCAACTATGTCTGCAATGAAAAACATTGTTGCAAAGGCTGAGGTAGAAGAAACCTTTCCGATGGAAGTTGCCATCTATGACTTGAATGAATTTCTAGGTGCATTGTCTTTGTTTACAAGTCCTGTCCTAGACTTTGATGACAGTTATGTTATGATTAGTGAAGAAACTAAACCTACAACTAAGATGAAATATTTCTATTCAGACCCATCTGTAGTTACAACACCAAAAACAGAGATTACAATGCCGTCTGAAGAAGTTAAATTTACTATGAGTAATGAAGACTTGTCAAAATTAAAACGTGCAGCTGGTGCGATTGGTGCGCCTGACATGGTTCTAGAAAAGAATGGTTCTGGTTCATCTCTTACTGTAAAAGATAAAAAGAATGATACTGCTAATAACTATTCACTTGATGTTGATACTAATAGTGAAGGACAATCATTCAACTTTTTCTTCAAAGTAGAAAACATGAAACTTCTTGATGGTACTTACGATGTAGAAATCTCATCTAAGAATATTAGTCACTATGCAAACAAAAGCACTGACATTCAATATTGGATAGCCCTTGAGCCCGAATCAACTTACACAGTTTAAGTTAGGGGTATTATATTATGGAAACTTTTTTGTGGGTTGAGAAATATCGACCAACTACTATTCGTGACTGCATCTTACCAGATGAACTAAAACAGACTTTCGGACAATTTATTGCAGACGGTCATATACCAAATATAATTCTGTCGGGTGGGCCAGGCGTAGGTAAAACTACTGTCGCCAAGGCAATGCTTGAAGAAATTGGTGCGACTTATATGATGATAAATGGTTCAGAAGAATCTGGTATTGATGTTCTAAGAACTAAAATCAAGAACTTTGCTTCTACTGTCTCTCTTGAAGGTGGTAGAAAGTATCTCATCATTGATGAGGCAGACTATCTAAATGCACAATCTACACAACCAGCTCTGCGTGGGTTTATGGAAGAGTTTCACAAGAACTGTGGATTTATTCTAACCTGTAATTACAAGAACAGATTGATACCACCACTACATTCACGGTGTAGTGTAATTGACTTTGTTCTTCCTAATGACCAGAAACCTAAACTTGCAAACAGATTCTTTGCAAGAGTGCAAGAAATTCTAACTGAAGAAAAGGTAGAGTTTGAACCTAAGCCTGTTGCAGAACTTATGAACAAGTTCTTTCCTGACTGGCGTAGGGTGTTGAATGAACTTCAACGATACTCTGTGTCTGGTAAGATTGATGCTGGTGTACTTGTCAATCTGTCTGAAGCAAACATCAACGAACTGATGACTTCTCTTAAAAACAAAGAGTTTACTAATGTTCGTAAGTGGATTGTCCAAAACCTAGACAATGATGCTGTGCGTCTTTACAGACGTATCTACGATAGTTTGTATGACCACTTGGATGCAAGTACTATTCCTCATGCGGTTGTTATTATTGCTGACTACCAATACAAGTCTGCATTTGTTGCTGACCAAGAGATTAATCTACTTGCGTGTATGACAGAACTGATGGGTCAGGTGAAGTTCAGATGACCTATGAGTTGAAAGACTATCTCAGAGAAATTAATACTGATAAGAATCCTGTGATGGATTCTGACGATGAGATGTGGGAGAAGAAGTATCCACCTTTCATCGTAAACAAATGTCTGGCTCCATTTCCAGACTCTATTCATCTTGTAAATGAGATGAATATCAACTGTCACCTAGACCATAAACTACAATTTGATTTTTTACTAAATAGTCTTAGAGCAAGGAAACGATTTACTCCTTGGTTGAAGGCGAGTAAAATTGACGATCTAGAGTATGTTAAAGAGTATTATGGTTATAGTAATGAAAAGGCAAAGTCTGCTCTTAAACTACTTAATGATGAACAGATAAAGACTATCAAAGATAGTTTGAACAAAGGTGGAAAAAATGGAAAGCATTAACTGGACACAGGAGCAGATGCTTGAAGTCGTACTGAAAGAACCAGACGATTTTTTGAAGGTAAGAGAAACACTGTCTCGTATCGGAGTTGCTTCTAGAAAAGAAAAAATACTATATCAGTCCTGTCATATCCTACACAAACAAGGTAAATACTTCATTGTGCATTTTAAAGAATTGTTTGCACTGGATGGCAAAGATACTAATCTATCAGAAAACGATATTGCAAGACGAAACACAATCGCGAAATTATTGGGTGATTGGGGTCTAGTAGATATCAAGGGAAGCTTAGAACCTATCGCTCCTCTTAGTCAGATTAAAATTATTTCATTCAAAGAAAAAGATGAGTGGACTCTTGAAACTAAATATAACATAGGTAAAAAGAGAGAATCTTAACTTTGGAACAATTCAAGTCATTCATCACTGAACAGGAACAAACATACAAGTTGTTAATTGTTTCGCATGATGATCCATTAGACCCAAATGAAACTGCACCTTTGGTTCGCAAAAAAGCAAGTGAACTAGGTTTACAAGTTTATCTTGCAGAGTTTATGGGTGCGTATATGGAAGATGATGGTGATGGTAAATTGTTTTATTCTTATCCTGTAGATGAAAAGGGTAAGGTTGAAATGCCTGATATGAAAAGTGATGTTGAGTATGACAAACCATTTAAGATAAATCCAAAAGACACTCTTGTGATGATGCGTGGATTAAATGCAAAGTCTGGTTGTGCGTCATGGTGGACAATGGCAAGAACACTTGAAGAAAGTGGATTTAAAGTAGTCAACTCTGTTTTGTGTAACGAAATCTGTAATGATAAATGGCGAAACCAAATAACATTCCAACAAAACAATATTAACACACCAAATACAGTTTTGGTCAGACACAAAGAGGGTGGATCATTTGCAGCTGAAAAGTTGGGTAACAAGTATCCTATGATTTTAAAAACATCAATTGGTTCTCAGGGTGTTGGTGTAATGTTTGTTGAGAGTGAAAAGGCACTTCATGGTATCGTGCAACTACTTTATCGTGAAGACAAGTATGTAGATATTTTGTTACAAGAATATATTAAGACAGATTATGATGTAAGAGTTATTGTAGTTGCTGGTGAAATTTTGGGTGCAATGAAAAGACCCATAATTGAAGGTGACTTTAGAAGTAATGTTTCCCAAGGTTCTGAACCAGAGGTTCACGAACTTACAGAGTTGGAAGCAAAGGAATCGCTAAGAGCTGCGAAAGCAGTTGATGGTGATATTGTTGGAGTAGATTTTATACCAGCAAAAAATAGAGAAAAAGAATTGCCTCTTTTTATTGAGGTAAATTCTACGCCAGGTTTAATGGGTATAGAATCAACATTTGCAGATAGTCAAATAGATTCTAAACTATATAAGAAGGCATTAAAAAAAGAAAAAGGTAAATTCAGTATTACATCTGAAATACTTAAATCATACATGAACAGAGATAATTGGAGAAAGTGAATGAGTTGTATTAAACACCAAATGCTTGACGCATTAAGAGCAAAATATGATGCAGCATACAAAGAGGCTGCAGCGACACTAAGAGTGTATATGGAATCACCAGTTGCGATTGGCGAGCATCCTCAACACATCGAAGAGATGGATAAACTGATTGATGCGATGGCGACTGCAAGTGACAAGTTAGAAGCACTTGAAAAAGCATATCCTTCTAGTGAAGAATCCCCCGAAAGAAAAGTACTAAACGAAAACAATTAGTATTGACTTTTGAACCATACTGTGGTATAGTTATATAATGAAATTCTATACAAACATTACCCAATGGGGTAACTCCCTCTTGCTGCGTGAAGTGGTTAATGGTGAACGTATCGCTCGTAGAGTGAAGTATTCACCAACCCTTTATGCACCTGTTAGTTCGCCTACTCCTTATAAAACTCTTGATGGTAAGTATGTGACACCTGTTTCACATGAAACAATCAAGGAGGCAAAGGAGTGGGTTGACAACTATAAGAACCAACCAGAGTTAATCTATGGTAGTACTATGTTTGCATATAACTATATTGCAGATGAATATCCAAATACTGTAGAATATGATGTTGATGATATATTAATTGTCACGGTTGATATTGAGGTGCAGTGTGAGAATGGATTTCCTAATCCACAGGCCGCAGAAGAACCATTTCTATCTATTACCATCAAAAACCACCAGAGCAAGAAGTTCGTTGTGTGGGGTATCGGTGACTTTGAAAACAAACGTGATGATGTAACTTATATCAAGTGTGAAAGTGAAGTACATCTTCTCAAGGAGTTTCTTATATTTTGGGAACGCCATCAACCCGATATTATTACTGGTTGGAATACAGAGTTCTTTGATATTCCTTATCTCTGTAATCGTATTATCAAACTATTCGGAGAGGATGAGGTTAAACGCCTGTCACCTTGGAGAAGTGTTCACGATAGAGAAGTATTTAAAAGAGGACGTAAACATCAGGTCTATGACATTCAAGGTGTTGCAGCTCTGGACTATCTTGACCTGTATCGTAAGTTTACTTATTCTGCACAAGAATCATATCGTCTTGACCATATCGCCTTTGTTGAACTTGGTGAAAAGAAAGATGGTAATCCATACGAAACATTCAGTGAGTGGTATACTAAAGACTATCAATCATTTATTGAATACAACATTATGGATGTGGAACTTGTTGACCGATTGGAAGACAAGATGAAACTTATTGATCTTCTACTTACCATGGCCTATGATGCAAAGGTAAACTATACAGATGTGCTTGGTTCAACCAAGTATTGGGATGTACTTATATACAATTACTTGCGTCAGAAAAACATTGTAATTCCACAAAAACAACATACATCCAAGGCAGAAAAGTTTGAGGGTGCGTATGTGAAAGACCCTCAAGTTGGTATGCATAAATGGATTATGTCATTTGATCTTAACTCACTGTATCCCCATCTAATCATGCAATACAACATCTCGCCAGAAACATTGTATGGTAAAGATAAAGTCAAAGATATGTCTGTGGACAAACTACTAGATAGAAAGGTAGATACTTCTATACTGAAGGGTGTGACGCTTACACCTAATGGTGCGTTGTTTAAGACAACCAAACAGGGGTTTCTTCCAGAGATTATGCAATCTATGTATGATGATCGTGTGAAGTATAAGAAACTCTTACTAAAGGCGAAACAAGAATATGAAAATACTAAAGAACCTAAACTACTCAAGGATATATCAAAGTATAACAACATCCAGATGGCTAAGAAAATCTCTCTCAATAGTGCATACGGTGCTATTGGTAATGCTTACTTTCGTTACTATGATCTTCTGGTCGCTGAGGCAATTACTACTTCTGGTCAGTTGTCCATTCGTTGGATTGAGCGTGCTGTTAATGAGTATCTTAATAAGGTGCTTG